TGGTTATTACCATGGTGTCCTTATCTATCCAGCAGAACTGGTTAGGAGTAGGCGAGCAGATGGCATCTGTTGTCGCTCAGGGTGCTAGGTCTAAGTTCTTGTGGGGCAGTAAGGGTAAGCTCTACGCATATATTATGGATAACATGGAGCAGATATATGCTGATGTTATGGCTGTCATTGACAGCGATGAATTAGATGACAGTAAGGCAGAGGCATTGATGCAGATATTCTTACGCATTGATGGTCTCGGTCTGCCTAAGGCAGGGTTCTGCTGTCAGCTAATAGGTGGTCTGGTTGGGTGTATGGACGTACACAACATCAGGCGGTTGGGTCTTGACGCTAAGACGTTGACTCTTGCTAAGAATCCTAAAGGTGACAAAGCAAAAGCAACTAACTTACGCAAGCTCCGTGACTACATTCGGGTGTGCCATGAGTACGGCACTGCTGAGTTGTGGGACGACTGGTGTGACCACCTTGCAACTAAGTCCAAACGATGGGATAATGGGTCTCATGTGAGCGAAGTCCATTACTCATATTTACTACACTAACGTACTAACTACACTTCAGGAGAAGTATTATGTTGTTATCAACAATTGGTAAGTCACGTCTTATGTCTAAGGCGTTAGTTCGTTCAATTGCATCTGTTGCACCGATGTTTGGTTTTGATGTTCGCTATGACACTAAGAAGATTCGTCTGTGTAATGCTGACGGCTCTTACAAGGTCAACCCTGTAACTGGTAAGGGTGTGTATCGTAGGGTGGGCAAGTTACCTAACCGTTTCTTCCTTGCTCGTAAGGCTGGCTTGCGTAAGTCTAAGTATCAGTTCCTTAACGATATGTATATCGTGACGGCTCGCAAGGCTGTTAGTCGGCCTAATGCTGACATTGACGGTACTACCTACACCTCACATCATCGTGGGTTCTTAACTATCGCTCGTGAGAACGTGGGTGGTCGTTATATGTGGGACATTCAGAATAGAGATGTTGTTGCTAAGTAACTCTCACATTGTGAGAACGAGGGTAGGTTATCCTGCCCTCACTTTTCTAACCTAGAGGATATTGTTATGAATGAAGTAAAAAGATTTCAAGATTCAGAAACCATACTTAATAACTTTGTTAGTGTGGGTGATACCATCAATGGTCATAAGATACATGAGATATGGGTAACAAGTATTGGCAACCCTAGATTTGCTGTTGGTTCAGAGCATTATGATTGGGATGAGTTGTTTTCGTTAGCACCTGAAGGGGAGAAAGTCGATGTATAATTTAGAGGAACATGAGATTGATGAGTGGTCTGTTGTTTACATGGGCAACACTGATTATGAGTTAAATATATTTTCTAATGAGCATGGCGAGCTTATCGTTACTGTTTATCCGATTAAGATGAACATTAAAGGAACTCCTGAGGTTGATACTCTCAACCCTGTTGCAAGTGGCAAGCTCGACATCTTTAGTCTCAAGCGTATTAAGGAGGGACTGTCATGCAAGATTGGCTAGGGTTAATAGCCTTAGGTATATGGGGCATACTCCTTGGTGGGTATGTCTATGCCTTTTACGCTATTCGTAAGATGGTGCAACAACAGAAACATTGGGAACGTAAAAACAAGAGGCATAAACATGAATAAATTTATTGGTTTTTTATTACTGACAATATCGCTGGGTGTGTGTGCAGATGACACGCTAGAGGATGCTGAGTATTGTGTACCACTATCTTCACAGTTGGAGCATGAAGCTTATGTCGAACAGCTGGAGGCATTGATTTCTCAGTTGTATGTATTTAGAGTACAACGCAACATGGATATAGCAGAGGAGAACTATCGTGAGCAAAGGTAGCGGCACATTATATTTTTGCACAATGGAAGATTACCTAGATGCGGTGCGTTATTGCATCGTATTAGGTATACTCTTTGAGGGCGTTGAGGTTGTAGACCCTTCAGCGACAATGGCTTACACTCTACAAATATTGGGGGTGTCTGATGGGCAAGGGTAGTAAACGTAGGCCGACTGATGCCGAGAAATATAATCAAAGTTATGATAGAATATTCTGCCAGAAAGGGGCAGTCCCTCAACACACAATTACGGAGAAAGCTACTATGGACATTTTAGACGCATACGATCACGGCCACGCATGGCGACCTGCTTGTGGTGGCTTAGAGACACCATTCACATGGGCTGACAAGGAGTACCTGTATATGTACAACCATGCTACAGGCGAACACGCATACTACAATGCTACCGATGATGTCTTTGAACAAAACGTGGAGTTTAACTAATGGGACAGGGTGAAATAGTGATTAGAATACCATTTGATGCAGACGAGTTTATGGAAGACGGTGTAGAGCTTAAGCTATCTTTACATCAACACCTGATAGAGCTGATGATGGATGATGAATTACCTTATGAAGTGGAGGTTGTATAATGGATGAATTAGAAGATCGCCACTTACAAATAGACTTGGATGATATTACGGAGCTATTAGACTACGACATCATTGTTCGTGTTAATGATGACGGCACTAAGTATGAAGGGTTTCATCTCTACAATTACAAGCTAGAGAAGTACTACGGCTGGGTTTCTTTTAGTGATGGCTCGTTCCATCCACAGGAGGAGGGCTGATGCTCCAGTATTATATGGATGGTGGTGACATCACTACCTACAGGGACAGCAAAGAGTTCTACTGGTCTGTTAAGGTCAAGCCTAGTGACATTGAGATTGTCGATGGTGACGCTACAGCAGATCAGATTGCTGATGATATTAACTTTTGGTTCGCTCAGTGCGAAGGTAAGACAGTGGGGTGGAAGCGGTGATTGTAATTAGATGGGGTACAAAGCAAAGCGATGAAACCGAGAGAGATTGGGAGGTGTTGTTCGGCAGTGCTGAGGATGCTCGCATCTTTCATGGTGATTTGCTTGGCAGGAAAACCACAACTTACATTAGCATGGAGAACATAGAAGATGAACACATATCTAATTACGTGGAGTAGTGGCATAGGTGGTGTAAATGAAGCAAGCTTTGATGACTATCAAGAGGCAATGGAGTTCTTAGCTGACTGTGGTGGCAGTGCATCTTTTAGCACAATGGTAGACCCTGACGATGCCAGAGAGGAGCAGTGGTACGATGAGCAGTAAGATAGTAATACCAGATGCTGCCATACGGGCTTACAATGAGAAGTATGGCCATCTACTACCCAAGGTTAAGAAACCTAGCAGTATCCCTGACTATTTAGATGAGGACAGATTATACGAGCAATATTTACTGTTAAATAAAAACAGTGAATAAATCTCGGATTCGGTTGACACCAAAAACCCCTTGCATTATCTACGATCCCGTAATAACTATTGACAGAGGAGAGAGAATGCTATTTTGTACGAAGCATAATGAGATCGCTTGTTATAAGTGCCTAGTAGACAGGTTTAAGATACCAAGGATTTTATTTAAAAAGACAAGATACGGGTTCGACTTCTTTGTGTCTTGGTTAGGGGGATGTGTTGTTTGGTCGAGGATTAGAATCAAAGATAAAGTTAATCGAAAGCTTTAGAAAGTACGATCATTATGTTGGAGCGCAGACTATGTTTGCATTCCTATACATAGCACAACGTACTTACTTTAGTGCTGAAGATTTAAGGGTAATGGATGTAGGTATTGAGATGGATACTACAAGTGCTAGTGCTAGTCGCAACATGGCATGGCTAGTTAAGCATGACCTGATCGAGCTATACGAGAACCCTGATAAAAGAATAGAGAAGTTTATTACATTAACCAAGCGAGGTAAGTTACTTGCTAAGAAGCTGGAGGGACTATGAGCGTTAAACCTAGAGGTAAATCGTGGCAAGCATATGTATCTATAGGCAGTGTTAAACATCGTAAGTCTTTCTCCACTGTCGAAGAAGCTACGCTGTGGGAGGCACAGGTACGTCATGCTGAGAAGGTGGGGTTGCCTATACCTAACAAAGTCTCACATTGTGAGAGCTATAACATGACGCTAGGTGAAGCAATGGATAATGCTAACGAGATGTTCTGGCGTGGTGGTAGTAGTGAACAGCAGTATGCTTACCTTATCAATACCATTAGGCGTGTGTTTGGTGCTAAGACTAACATTGAGGACATCACTACTAATCGTATAGACGATTGGATTGTCCGTATGAAGCAGAAAGGTAGCAAGGCAAGTACCATCAACAAGCATTTAAACGTGGTGTCTAGGTCTTTAGGTCTAGCCTTTGAGCAGGACAGGTTATCTAAGATGCCTAAGATAAGGAGACAGTCTGAGCCAACTGGTAAGCTACGTTACTTTAGCAGGGATGAGGAGCAGTTGATCTTGCTGACTCTTAAATCATGGGGTAAGGATTATATGCACGATGCGGCTGTCGTTGCCTGTGATACAGGTATGAGGGCTGGTGAGCTGCTTAAGTTTGATACCTCATTACATAAGCTAGGTAATAGGTGGGGTGTGTATATACCTGACCGTAAGAATGGTGAGCCTTTATTGCTACCGATAACAGACAGGGTGTACGAAGTTTTACAGCGCACAAAGTTTGATAAGCACCCTAGCAAGGACAGCACCTGCCGTAGAGTTTGGGCTAGACTTCGCAACCAACTTCATTTAGAGGATACGTGTTGGCACACATGGAGACATACCTGTGCGTCACGTTTAGTACAAGGTGGCATGGATATTTATAAAGTAAAAGAGTGGATGGGTCATAAGGATATTAAGATGACCATGCGCTACGCACATCTAGCACCAACTAGCATCGTAAATGGTTGCGATATACTAGAAGGTGTGTCCTAGTTGTGTCCTTTTGTGTCCTAAAATGCTACATGAGGTTGAAAAAACCCAGTGCGCCCGTAGCTCAGTGGATAGAGCAACCGCCTTCTAAGGTGTTACGTTATTACTACGCCACCGAAGTTATTCACAATTATATACACGCACCATATGCAGTATCTGGTGTGGCATTAACTCCGCTAACGAAGTAAGTTATGAGTGAGGCCACAATTTCATTGATCAGTGTCCCAAAACGAGGGTTAGACATGGCTACACTAGAGGAACAGATTGAGCTAGAAAATAGAATGGTTCAGTCAGGTATAGATAGGTACAACAGAGGTAAGGATGATCTAGTATCAAAAGACTTAGCATCAAAGACTAAGCATGGCAGGACAATCATTGCTGGGGTATGTGAACCAGTAGCTGATGGAGTTAAGGAGTTTATGTCTAAGCCGAGAGGCAGGAACGATAGAGTCTTTGCTTTGTTAGATGGTATGGACAACAGGAAGATAGCCTACATATCATTGATGTGTATGGTTGATATGATTGCTGTACATCGCCCCCTAACATCACTAGCTAGGAACGTGGGCATTGCTATAGAAACACAAAGAAGATTAGATGAGTGGTTAAAGATAGATAAAAGTACAGCCACTAACTTAATACGTATGGCTAATGAAAAGTCTGACAAAGGTTTTGATCATAAGAGGCATGGACTTAATCATAAGATGGCTAAGGATGGTATTGATTTACCTTACTGGAGTCTTACCGACCGTATTAGGGTAGGCGTTAAGATGATAGATATTATTATCAACACTACTGGCATTGTATTTATTAGGAAAGAGTACAGACGTAATAGAACTGTGTCGTATGTAGAGGCTACAGCTGATACCCTTGAATGGGTTAAGGCTTTTAACCTTACGCATCAGTCAGCATTACCAAGGTATGCACCTTGTATCATACCGCCTAAGGATTGGGATTCATTCTGGGGTGGAGGTTACTACTCAAAACACATTAACGAGAAACCATTTTTAAGGGTGCATGGCATATGAGAAATCACGTAAAAAATTATATCGAGGAACTAAGCAAGCAAGACCTTAGCCTTGAGTACGAATGTGTTAATGCTTTACAGAAAACCCCTTGGCGTATCAATGAGTTTGTACTGGAGACCATTAGAGCTGCGTGGGATGGAGGCGAGGAGTGGGTAGGTTTACCTGCTAAGGAGTCACTGCCTCTACCTAATTACCCGTTCAGTAAAGATCCTAAGTATCTCGATGATGATCAGCAGGATGAGTTTAAGAAGTTCAAGGCTACACGCAACACTATCTACAACGCTAACGCACGTAATATGTCTAAGCGTATACAGGTGGAGCGGACACTACAGTTAGCTGAGGAGTATTTAGATATACCAGAGTTTTATTATGTGTGGCAGTGTGACTTCAGAGGCCGTAAGTATCCTGTTGAGTCGTTCCTATCACCTCAGAATGCTGATTACTCTAAGGCACTACTAGAGTTCTCTCGCCCAGCTACCATACTTCACGATGGTGATGCACAATGGCTGGCCATACACGGAGCTAACGTGTTCGGTGTCGATAAGGTCAGCCTTGAAGATAGAGAGATGTGGGCATACCTGAATGTTGAGAATGCAGTAGCAGTCTACAACGACCCGCTTGGTTGTAAGTGGTGGCAAGAGGCCGACAAACCTTGGCAGGCACTCGCTTGGTGTAAGGAGTGGGCAGAGTATAATGAGGTACGCCTGAGAGGCTTTGGAGAGCCGTATGAGACACGTTTACCTTGCGCTAGTGATGGTAGCTGTAACGGATTACAACACCTCTCAGCGATGCTGAGGGACGCTGAAGGGGGTCGAGCGGTTAACCTCACACCTA